CCCAATCTTTCGATTATTTTCCGGAAACTGTGGTGCTTAGAGTGCACTTAACTATTTGCAGTCCTTGCCACCCGGGATTAACCCGAGGACAGGTGCTTGCGGTAGGCAGACTCTACTTCCCTCGGAGGTGACTAATCTCCTTGGGTTGTCAGTTCAGATAAATTCTATGAACTAGTACCCCCCTCCCTCTCCTCGAGAGGTACTCAGGCCCTCCCCCCCACGCCCATTCTCAGCCGAAGCCTAACCCAGAGCCGGAAGAATTCCAGCACCTTGGCGACCTCGACGTCCTTTGGACGTTTGAGGGCTCGAGCTGCAGAAGGGCTGATCAAGTCCACCTTCTCCGCCGATCTTACGACCTGTGCAAATATAGCACTGGTCTGGACGGGATTAAATCGGAGATTTAACCGCTGCAAGTGTTTCATAGATTCCTCAGCCAGGTCGATAGACTTTAGCGCTGACACAGAAGCCTTGTTAGACTCTGCATCAATCAGTCGACCACACGGATCCCAGGATCCTTCCTCTGCGAAGAAGATATCCGACTGCATCGAATCGACGCGGTCCCGTGCGGGCGTCAGTACCTCAGTGATCAGGCCAGTGGCCCAAGCATTGAAGCTGATTAACCGAGAAAGCGAATCATCAAAGTTCGCCTTAACGATCGCTGAATGCGACGTGAGCCAATCAAGCCACGTCGGCATCGCAAAGCGGCCTCCGGTTACCGGCTGAGTCAGCAGGACCAGCAAGACTTTCAATCTCCTAGGGACAGCGTCCCATGGAGCGTCCACCTTGCTGGCTCCTTTGAAACCGACCCCTAGAGCACGAACAAAGTTCGCAAGTGACCCGACAGGGTACCACACCGATAAGGCGTGGGCGACACCAGCGGAGTGTTGGGCGGCTGCCCAAAACTTCACCGGTAGTCCACTAACAAGTTCTCCTCGAAAGAAGAACTTCTTAGCGAACTCGAGAGTTTTACCTCTCGCCTCCAGAGATTTCGCAATCCCTATACCGAGTCCGACCAGTTCACAGAACTTTCTGTACTCTAGGGCTACTCGGTCGTCGGCGATAACGATGTCATCACCTAAGACCGCATATCGGTCGAACCACTTCGCTTCCCCCGCGCGATAAGCTGCGAACTGCACCATAGCATGGTGTGTCAAAGCTAGCATCGCCCAACTTGAAAAGGCTCCCATCGGTTGGCCGACGGCATACCTAAGGTCCCTTCCTTTGTTTCCAAGACCAGCTGCCTTACAGATCGTCGATCCAAGGTAGTAGCCCCTTCCGCAAAGCAATGCTTTCCAAGTCGATGCAAAATGTCGACCAAAGAATTGCCATAACAGCAATCCCTGAAGGAGGACGGGAAGTCTATCCGTCGCTGCACTCAGGTCAAAAGAATAAATCTTCTGATCAAACGAGACAACCTTCAGAAGCCGTTTCACGGGCTTCATCTGGTCAAACGTTCCATCTTGAGGGATCTCCCGTAATACGGAAAAGATCCACTCGTGCAGGGGCTTCAAGGCAACTTGCGTCCAATAATCCACCATGGCGAAAACCCGGGCTTTGCCCGCAGGTTCTATCTTTACAGATAGTCGGCCGTTTTTCTCAGACCCATTCGGGTACTCTCTACGCTTCCTTAAGCCTATCTCCTTCAGAGTTACCTCCGAAGTTGGCAGACCTAAATCATCCGTTTTGAATGCCTTTATGGATCGTCTGACACGTTCCAACACGGCAGACGACATAGTCATCCTTCGTGCGGTCGGCGCGGCCTCCGCCACCTCAGTCATCAGCGTCCATAGGGACTTTGTCGTCCCCGTACCTCCCGGAGTTACCGAGAGGTAACGGAAAAGACTCCATCCCCATTGGCCTTCGGTCCACCTCTTTGCAGAGTTGAACCTACATCCAAATGAGGTTGATGGACCAACTTCGCCATTCTCCCAATCAACGTTCGGGAGATCGGCCGAAGATTTCATTATGGGCAACACTGACGGTCTCCCAAGAACGTCGGTCCCAACGTCCAAGAGTTTCTCGCCTGTATGCACCTCAAGCTGCGGCACAAACCTACTTCGTATGAACCTACACCATTCCTGAAGAAATACCTTGTTAAGGTTAACTCCAGGATCCGTGATGGTACCAAACTTATACTTCGGTTCGATTAGCAGTATGCGATACATACCCAATAACGTGAGCCAGAACCTAATGGTGGATTCATCTCCCCTTCGAATGAAACCCCGAGCATAGCTCGGAATCACTCTAGGAAGACTAGAACCACCCACGGCCACGGCTACTTTCGAGATCGCTCTCGAGTTCACCTTAAGTTCCGACCCTGGCACACCCTGCATCAGCATAGTGTGCGCAGTTTTCAAGTATTGGACTAGCCCGGGCACCCCCTGCTTACGTACCATATTCGCTACCCACTTTGCGAAGGTCGCTAATTGGATTATCTTACTTCGAGTCGGTCTACCTGACACTAATCTTGCCCATGAAATCATGGGCTCCATTAGATGTCTCCAGACTTTTAGATCTGGACGCCAATGAACTAGTTTCGCGCTTACCCTAAGGTTTTCAACCCTAAGTAGCTTGAAGAGCATTATATTTATTTTTATAGATATTTTGCCTAGTTCACCTTCGGTTTCCGACCTTTGACAGTCGGGCCGCAGGCGCTCC